AGACAGACAGACAGACAGACAGACAGACAGACAGACAGACAGACAGACAGACACAGCTTAGTTGATTCTAAATCCTGTGTCAAGTCCGAGAATGCCGTGGAGATATGTTAAGACGGCGAATGATGATGGCAAAGGCACAGGAGGTAGAAGCGATGAAAGAGTGGAAAACTATTGAACGTAGAGTGCTTGAAGAAGATACACAAAGAATTACTGTTGAAATACCAAATGCACAAGATGTTATGCTTGTGTTCTATGGTCGTGAAAACAATGTAGAGGATAACCTACCTAGTAGTAATGGATCGGATTCTACAAATATAAACGGGACGACTGTAATTAATTGCAATGTTACATATATTCGCCCGTTAGGAGGTAATTTTTATACATTTATATATGCAAAAGTAATTAACGGATATTTAGACGGTTGCGTAAGACCAAAAGGTAACACGCAACAGTACAACTTTTCAAAAACTGATGCAAATATAGATTCGATACATTCAATTGGTATTGTATCAAATAATTACTTTAAAAAAGATTCATGGGTAGAGGTCTATTACAGATAAGGAGGTGATTAAAAAATGTACGCAAAATTAGAAAACGGCTATCTTAGAAGTGCGCCAAAGACCGTACAGTGGCAAGGACACACGGTCAACAACCCGTCCGCAGATAAGCTCACAGAGTTGGGCTACAAGCCTGTACTGTACACAGATATGCCTACAGATGCACCAAGTGGACAGCACTACGAATCTGGATGGGAAGAGGGAGACAAGATAGTTCAGACGTGGACACTTACGGACGACCCAGTCTATCCAGAACCGGAGCTGTCCGCAGAAGAAGCACTTAATATAATCATGGGGGTGGTACAGTGACGGAAGAACAGGCAAAACAGTTTCGGAAACTCTTGGAAAACCAGACGGCCGGAATGACCGATGAACAGATTCTTGAATATCCAGACTTTGTGGAGAAATGGCAGCCTGGCAAGGAATATGTAGCTGGCAAGCGGTTGGAATACAATGGCACTATCTATAAGGTACTTACCGCACACACAAGCCAAGATACATGGACGCCACCGGATGCACCGTCCTTATTCGCCAAGGTGCTTATTCCAGATAGTAGTACAGTGCCAGAATGGGAACAGCCAGACAGCACGAATCCATATGCCAAGGGCGACAAGGTTACGCACAACGGCAAGACATGGATTAGCACGGCAGACGGGAATGTCTGGGAACCGGGCGTGTATGGATGGGAAGAGGTGCACACAAACTAATCATTGGCAGAGTTCTCCTTCTGCTGTATAATTGCAGTGGAAGGAGAAAAAAGAACGTGAATAATAAAAATGGTGAATGGTATAAAAAAACAACAGGGTATATTTGGAAGTTCATAAGATATATTTGGAAATGCATGAATGGGAGAAAATGGTATTCATTATTACTTTTGCTTAGTTCATTATATGTATGGAAGTACCGTTTTGAAATAAATCAGCTGAAAGAATTGAATGCGAAAAATATAATATTTATTTTGTGGATTTTTTTGTTAGCATTTCCGTTATTTTCAGAAATGGAGATACTTGGGATTAAGGTAAAAAAAGAAGTTGAAAAGGCAACTGAAGAAGTTAAAGAATCCTTGAAAAACATTCAGACACAAATCATACAGCTACAAATGAATAATTCGGTATCTAATAAGATTAGTATAGAAAATACTCCATTGCCGTCAGAAAAAACACTCGAGGATATGCAGAAAAATATTTCTGGTTCAGAAAAAGAGGTTTCGGAGTTGGAAATTCAGAACAACAGAGATAAAAATATATTTTTATTCGAGACTAGACAAGAAATAGAAATGGCTTTACGTGAAATATGTGAGAAAATAGGACATCCTGAAATATTAGCGAGTATGGAAATGTTGCGGTTAATAAGTGAGAAGGAACTAATTGACAATGGTACTGAAAAATTAATTATGGAAGTTCAAAAAATTACTAGTCGTGGCATACATGGAGAAATAGTGAGTGATGAATACATAACGTTTGTAAAAACTGTTCGTCAAAAATTATTACAACAGCTTAAAGAAATATCAAAAAAAATCGAATACATCAAATGTCTGAATTGTGGATATTCTGGATATTCGAAAGACGGAAAAATTTGCCCTAAATGTGGTAAAGATTGTTCTGTGGATTTTTGGTAAAATCATGATAAGAGCGGAATTACCGCTCTTATTTTTATGGAGGTATACATGGAAATCAGAGCAAGACCGTAAGGTCTTATTTTTATACGCAAAATTAAAGAATCGAGGTACATAGAGTGTATGTAGACGTAAACACAATCATTACTGCTGGAAGCTTATTAACGGCCGTAGTGGTTATCTTTTCCGCTGTTTTCGCAGTATACAAGTGGTATTTAAGACAGAATGAGCAGGATAAAGAGATAGAGAGAATGAAATCAGAACAATGTTTGCTTACTTATGGAATTCTGGCTTGTCTGAAAGGTTTGAAAGAACAGGGATGTAATGGACCTGTTACAGAAGCAATAGACAAGATTCAGAAGCATATAAATAAGCAAGCGCATGATCAGGAGGATTAAGCATGGATATTAGTACAATAGGAACAGTAGTAGGGATCGTAGCAATCTGTTATGTAATTGGACTTGGCTGCAAGGCATATGAGAAAATTCCAGATAAATGGATTCCGATCATCATGGCTGTATGTGGCGGAGTTCTGGGTGTTGCCGGACTCTATACAATGCCGGACTTTCCGGCCGGTGATGTGATCAATGCAGTTGCGGTCGGAATGGCAAGCGGATTAGCGGCAACGGGAGTAAATCAGTTATATAAACAGCAGTGCAAGTAGAGGGCGAATAATCGTCCTCTTATTTTTGAAAGGAATGAAGATATGAAAGATTATGTAGAAGTAAATGAAGAAAAATGTGGAGAGGTACATAATTGTATGTGCGTAAAATCAGTCGATGGAAAAACATATTGCCGTGGATGCGGAAGTGTTATAGCGGAACATATTAACAGCACAAAGCATATGGAGAAATAAAGGATACGTGCGACGTCGCACAGAAAGGAGCAATTATGGCACATTTATTTTTAATAGCCGGACACGGAGCCGGTGACAGTGGAGCTGTTGGATACGGTTACACCGAGGCAGAGAGAGTCCGGGCGCTTGCAAGACGAATTGTAGCATACGGAGGAAGTAATGTTACTCTTGGAGATACAAGCAGGAACTGGTACGTCGACAAAGGTATCAGCTCACTCAATATTCCAAAAAGCTATCAGATTCTGGAACTGCATATGGACAGCAATGTATCGACAGCCAAAGGTGGTCATGTAATTATTAAAGAAGGATATAATCCGGATCAGTATGACACAGCGCTTGCTAACTTCATTGCTTCCTTCTTCCCTGGAAGAGCAAATAAGATTGTAGGCAGAGCGCATCTTGCCAACGTCAATCGCGCAGCTGCGAAAGGTTACAACTACAGACTTCTGGAAAATGGATTCATTACAAACCAGGGGGATCTCAACAAATTCAATTCCAAGATCGATGACTTGGCAAGAGGAATCCTTAAAGCTTTCGGCATCACGTCTGCAGCACCAGTAGCATCAGCCAAGAAAACAGAACCAGTCGACGGAGAAATCAAATCCGGTGGAACATTCCAGAACAAGACCGATAAGTTCGGTACAATTTCATACCAGGCTCACATGAGAGGCATTGGATGGGGCAACTGGCAGTCCGATGGTTTAATGGTTGGCTCTACCGGTCAGAACCGTAGGATTGAAGCACTTCATATTAAGCCGGTCGGAGAAACAAATGTTGTTGTCCATATGAAAGGGATCGGAAACAAAGAATACAAGAACATCAACAAGGACACTCTGATCGGAACCACCGGACAGAACAGAAGACTGGAAGCAATCCGGATCACCGGAAAGGAATCTTTCTACCTGTACAGAGTCCACCAGAAGAGTATTGGCTGGTCAGAATGGGCCAACAACGGAGAGTGGGCTGGTACGACCGGAAAAGGACTGCAGATGGAAGCACTGGAGATTAAGAAATCCATGTTCTCCGTCGAACCACACGTACAGAGCAAAGGATGGCTGTCACCAAAAGCCGCAGAGAAGGTGATCGGTATCACCGGCCATGCATTACGTCTGGAAGCAATCCGGATCAACCCATATGGAAAGACCATTAAGGCAAAGGCTCACATTCAGAGCAAAGGCTGGGTGGATTACGGCACGATCACTAAAGACACGATCATCGGAACCGTAGGCGAAAAGAAACGTATTGAGTGCTTATGTTTCGAAGGCGACTTCGAATACCGTGTTCACATTCAGAGTTCCGGATGGACAGACTGGACAAAGGCAGATGGAGTAGCAACCCTTGGAACTGTAGGACAGGAACTTAGAATCGAGGCTATTCAGTTTAGATAATATGTCTTGTACTAACTAGCTAACTCCGAAACCAGTCACGAGAGAAAGGTCGATTCCTTCGTTGGCAAAATATCCCTTTTCGATTGCCACATACATCGGAGCATAGAAGATGGAGTGTGCTACTTCATTTAATGTAACAGGAGTCAGTTCCTGTTTTTTAGTACTTGTGGATTTTGAAGTTTTTGCTGTTTTGTCTGATGCGGATTCCGATTTGTCAGCAGATGTACATGCAAAAAGTGAAGTGACAGATAGTGTAAGGAGTAAAAGAAGTGCAGTGATACGCTTTTTCATAAGATCCTCCCGGTGAAATATATTCTATGGTTTATAGTATATTCGGAAAGAAGAAAACGGTGATGGAAAATCGAGAAAATATATCAATAGACAGGATTATTTCCCGCTATCGTAGAACCGGTAGCGAGAGAATTTACAGAGAAGTTTGTAAGTGTGCAGGAGAGATTCCATGCGACAGACCCGGATAAGCAGGCAAAACAGTTAGATGATTTCGCACAGCAGGGTATGGAGATGTTTGTGGAATATATGTATGAGCATTTCGAAGAGTTCAAACTTCTGGTAAATGGTTCCTATGGGACGAAGTTCCAGAACTTTGTAGAACATCTGGTGGATATCGAGACAGAATATACATATAAGTTCATAGAAGCGACCGGACTTCATTTTAAAGGAGGAAAGCCGGTTACGAAAAACTTCATGCACATTATGAATAAGGCATTATTTGAAAGCTTTTTCGAAGTGGTAAGGCACGATATGTCCAAAGAAGAGGCTGAAGAATATGTGGTCATGCTGGAAAAATATCACAGCGCCGGATGGGACATTATATACAAAGAAGGCTGTGAATCATAG